AAGCGCCCCCACTTTAATCGGTGGGGTTTCTTATTTGCAAACTTTATCAGCAAATAGTACCTAAAGTTATACACCTAAAGCTTTTTAAATGCAAATAAAAAGAAGCCCTGAACGGCTTCTAATTATTTATAAAAAAACTCACAACAGTTTCTTTATGTATTCTGTTGAGGGAATATATTTATTTTACGCTTATATTTATTTAAATGCAATAAAAAAAGAGGGTATTTCTACCCTCAATCTTTAACAAACTTTATCAAACTTTATAAACAGCAGCGCTCGATTATTATCTCAAGACTAGCTTTTAAAGTTCTTTTATTTCTTTTGGCGTATTCTTTTAGCAGCTCTTTATATTTTTTATCTATCAATAAAATTGCATGTTTGTCTGGATCATAACTCATTTTGCTGTTGCTCCTCTACCCAATTATCAAAGTTACGCTCTTGTTGTTCTCTAAACTCATCAGTATCATCAAAGTCCGGATCATAATTTACTATAGTGTATTTCATATTTCAGTTTCCAACCAATCCCTGAAAGTTTTTGCTGTTTTTAAGTCATTGTTGCCAAAGTATAGATCATTTACCGAATGTAAGTAGTCGGTGTAAAGTTCGATTGCTCGAATACCCTCTATTTTTTCGTACATCTCAGGTTGCTTGCTTGTAATTTTAAAGTATTTCATTATCTATCCCTTAAAGTTCGTTAATTAATTGTAATAGTTCGTTCGCTGTATTTATTATTTTCATATTTGCCATGTCGTCCGTATTTGCTAGCTTTACTAGCAAGTCATAAAATTGAATATTTTCTTTTTGGTTCATTTATAATCCTTTTTTTAAATTATTTAAGCGCTTTTTATAATATATATTTCTTATAGTGTTATACATTTCGTAATAATCATGTACATTTATTGTTTTAACTACCTTGTTACCGTGAAAAGTTATGTTAAAGGGTTTTATATTTTTTATTTGATCATATGTTTTTTTATCTATTGTAGTAACAGCATCGCCGCAATTGGCGCTGTTAAAATGTATCATTCTATAACTGTTTTTATATCGTTGCATATTTTATCCAATCTGGCCGGGTATAGCGCCGGCCGCGCTTTATTAATTTATAAAGTTGCCATTTCCCATATTTCTTTTGTTGCGCCCGCTTCTTCTTCCTCATAACTATCTATGCTTTTTAAAATATCCCAAAAAGTATCTTTAAACATTTCAAGGATCCGGGCTGCTTTTGCTTGTCTCTTTTTTGGCATATGGTGTATTTCTGTTGCATTTAAACTTGCATGTATACCGCCCCCGGCGTAACCACGTAACACCCCAAAAGCTTTTGGCAAGTTTATACCTGGATATAAAATATTGCTATCAATGTATAAATATTCTATCCTATCCAAAAAACTATATTGAATAGTATTTATATTTATTTCTATACCCTCTTTTTTCTTTAATTGTTCGATAAAATATTCTAAACTATCATTAATAATATGATCCATTTTTTTATACCTCAATTGCATTAATTAATTCTTTTTTATAACCATCTAAAGTTTTATCGCTATCTTTAAAAACTCTTTTCAAAAACTCTGTATTTATATATCGTGGCATCGCGTAATACTCAACCGGGTATAAAATTTCAATAACTTTATACGTATCTGTTTTACTATCATAATCTTTTGCGCCGCTATAAATATCATAGTCGACTAGCATTGTATATTGACGCGCATCTATTTTTACTTGCTGTACTTGATACGTTGGCATCACTTCTTGTATAAGTGATGCCATTTTTTTACTAGCTTGTACGTACATTTTATAACCCTTTTTTAAAAACATCATACGATGTACTAAATACGTTGCTAGTGGGCGAATAAACTACCGCCATTTTATAACCCTCAGATGCTAGCTTTTCGGCCAATTTTTCAAGTTGTAATTGTACATCACTTGCGCCGCGGCCGTCGGGCGCATCACTATAATCACCCGTAACCCAGTCGCTATCGACCAATTGCCAACCGTGTTTTTTAACAGGTACCGCGCTATAGTAACCGCGCCAAGCATCCGTCCGGGTGTACTTTAAGCGCCAACCGCGCAACCCGGCATCATCGTATAAATAACCCGGTGTATCCATACCCTCATTAATTGCATCTATTGCTTCTGTATTAATAAAATAATCCATTGTAACCCCCTATATAAACCACGTTATGTTATTAATTGGTTCAACTATCACCGCTTCTTGCTCATACATGCTTTTGAGATCCGTTGCAACGTTGAGCGCTACATCTTTTTGAATATCCAACAGCGTTAAAATATGAGACTGCTCAAGTGTACCGGCCCAGTATCCAAGTTGTTCGGATAGTGAAAAACCTTGTAACCCGTGCTTTTTTGCTAGTGTAACTAACTGCAGCTCAAGCTTTTTACGTGGTGTACTTGTATTTTTACTATTTATATATGTACTGAAAATGATTCTATAATTCATTGTAACCTATCCTTTACTGCCGGATATACCGCCGGCCCGGTGTTATTATTTATACTGTTAACTTTTGGCCACTACCTAACCCAAGCTTGCATCCGTTGCTATCAAAGCATTGTTCGCATAGATTGGCCCAAGCGCCCCAGAGTGGCAAGCGCGCATCGTATATAGCTTTTTTTTGTTCGCATATATCGCAATTCATAACCTATCCTTTACTTATTATGTTACCCGCTACTATAAAAGCTATGCCAACTAGTACAGTTAACCATGTTATTATTGTTGCTATTTTTTCCTGCTGTTTTTCGTTCATGTTACCCCTTTTTTTATATTGTTAAGCTTGCTGTACCGTTACTACAACGATACTATTAATACCTTATCAAAAATATATAGAAAAGCAATACCTATTTTATGAGACTTATCCACAGACTATATTTTACTAGTTTCTACCACTGTTATTCATGCCCTAATTGCATAAGTGATATAATAGAAACCATATGGCAACCCCAACTTCTAAAGTAAGATATAACATTGATAAACTTAGGATAATAATTAAAAGCATTGAAACTCAAGTTATAGAAGATGATAGTTTATACTTCTTAGCTCAACCCTTAGGGCAGAGGGGTATACCCTCTAGTCAATGGTTCAAGTTTAAAGCTATTGCAACAGATGATAAAGAGATACTGGATACAATGATACGGATAGAGTCAATGCTTGAAAACCGACTTGTAACCGGGGCGCTGCAAAACAAGGTTAACACCACCATGGCCATATTTTTACTCAAGAACAAGTACAACTATAAGGATAATAAAACTGTTGATCAAAACATTACGATCACACCTATCCTGGGGGGCGCTAGCAACGCTATAGACGCCCGGACTGTTATTGATTTAAATGATTGAATAACGCCCGGTACAAGCGCTTAGAATAGCCCACCTCTGATAGATGTATACTATAACATAATTCATACAGGTTATACCCTACCTCTGTTATGGTGCCAAGAATTGCGGGCTAGTACACGCCCTATATAGCCCCTCTGTACAGCTTGTCAAGTATATGATATAGCAACCCCCCCACCTCTGTTACGCTATGGCGTACAATGTATATTGTGCGACATNACCCCTGTAGTGAACAAAAAGCGAACAGTTTTGGAGTGTCCGAACCGCGGGCAAATGTATTTATCAGCACCCCCACAGATTTTTTTTAAGATTAAAGCTTATGCTTAGATTTAGTATTGTGTTATAATTCACTCATGAACTATATAGCTACTACAGCAACTAAGAAACTGCTTAAGCTAGATAAAAGAATTAGGGGTATAGCCGGAGGAACCTCGGCTGGGAAGACTATTTCTATTCTTCAAATCCTAATAGACCAGGCTCAGACTAATCCNGGAATNCTAATCTCTATTGTGTCGGAATCNTACCCTCACCTCAAAAGAGGTGCCATGAGAGACTTCCTNNCNATNATGGAAGCAACTGGCTATTTCCGAGAAGATGAATGGAATAAGACCGAATCAACCTACTCCTTTTTAAATCGTAGTAAAATTGAATTTTTTAGCGCAGATCAACCAGGCAAGGTTCGAGGACCAAGGCGTGATGTTCTTTTTATGAACGAAGCTAACAACATAGATTATGAAAGCTTTGACCAATTAAGGATTCGAACCCGTAAAACCATTTGGCTGGACTGGAACCCTACTAATGAGTTCTGGTGGTATACAGACATCCTACCGCACTATAAGGTAGACTTTCTTACCTTGACCTACCTAGATAATGAAGGATTAGACGAGTCTATTGTAAGAGATATTGAAAGCCACAAACACAACAAGAACTGGTGGCAAGTATACGGTTTAGGACAGCTAGGAGAAGTCGAGAGTAGGATTTATAAGGACTGGGCTATTATTGACCACGTACCACACGAAGCTAAGCTTGTAAGGCGTGGTTTGGACTTTGGGTATACTAACGACCCTACAGCTATTATTGACATTTACAAATACAATGGTGGTCTTATCTTAGACGAACGCTGCTACCGTAAGGGAATGAGTAACCGAGATATTGCAGATTTTTTGGAGTCTTTGCCTGAA